TCTTGTGAAGTTTCTAGTTGCAATACCCTTATGGATCAATTCTGACTCAGTCTCAGATCCTTTTTCACCTTTAATGATTAACTGGTTCTTTTCCTTGGAGACAGAAATGTCTTCCTTGGACATACCAGCTACTGCAAGCTCAATGGCAAAAGTCTCGCTATCATGTTTGATAATGTTATAGGGTGGGTAGTTGTCGTGGGTTCGGGTTCTTGATTCGAGTTCCTCGAATATTCGATCGAAACCTACTGCGAATGGTCTGAATTGACCAAAAATATCTTCTTGTTGAAATGTCATATTTCCTCCTTTGTATTAAGCGAAGATTAAATTAACAGACCCCTAATGGGCATCTGCATAGTTATTTATATAACCAGTGGGCCTTTTTTTAAAGAAAAGACCATAAAACTTTTAAGTCATTACTTCTCGTTGACAAAGTCGTTTAGCATTCGTGCAGTTGAGATAACTTCTTCAGTAGAAACAAACTGATCTGACATAGATTTCTTGTCATTTGGAAAGTTGTCGTTGTGTTGTACAACGGCATCATTCGATCTGTATATATTTCCAGTGAGTAAGCTCTCAGCCTGCTGAAGTAAATCGGCACGTATCTCGTACCCTGATTTTCCTGCTGACATAATAGTCCTCCTGTGTGTGTGTTCCCTGGAACCTCCAGGTCGGCCCTTACAATCCTACTTTATCTTCAGGCAATGTAACTTCAGGTGGTTGCTCTGGTGTCTCCAAAGCTACTTGTAATTTATTTTGCATGCCTTCTAAGGCTACTAAGATTTGATCTAAAGTGAACTGATGATCACTTATAGCCTCACCTATCTTGTCTCTACGACCGATAAGGTTCATTGTTTGTTCGTATAGATATGACTGCTGTGGCGTCATGTCTGCTTGTGGATACTCAACACCATTAAGAACAACCTTCGGTTCGTCCTCTCCCAGGTTCACTGCTGCTTCCATCTGTTTGTCTAATTGACTCATCTTTTCTTTCCTATATTATATTTTGTGATCAGTTCCCAATCACCTTTTTGGTTAAAAGGAATAACTTTGATTTGACTTAGATTGGCAACAGGATCTGCTGTCTTCTCTGGTAAGACCAAATCTACCAGTCCCCACTCAGCGAGTAGGTTTGCGATAGTATTCCTTCGTGCAATATCATCCTCGGTAAAGTCCGTAGGTTTCCCATCAAGGGCAAACAGTTCTTTAAAGTGGGTGATGTAGTACTTGCCTTGCTTATGAAGTATATGGCAAGATTGAAATAGTGCATCTGATTTTTTAGATGCAACTCCAATTCTGGTTAGGGTCTCTCGTACTTTTAGGAAGTCGTCTGGTTTCTTCAAAACTACTTCGACCATGTTATCTATTGTGCTCATTATCCTTAATACCTTGTGTCATCTTCTCACGTATAGTGCGCAGTTGAGTGTCTGATAAGATGGATAATACTTGACGTGCTTTTGGTAGGGAATAATTATAAAATTCACTTACAACTTCTATATCATCATCTTGCTCAGGCTTGTGCCATTTGGCAAACCTTTTCTTAGGTCTAATACTATTTAGAAGAAACTCGTATTGGAGCTTGTTGTCAAGATGACTGTATTTATTCATTTCATTGGCATACAATAATGTATCTGTGAAGTAGGATAGTGTTTTGTTTGTTATATAAGGCACGTATGCCTTCTCTGAGAGCTGATCGTTCTCAGTGTCGACCATTAGGTTCTTCTTGGTGAAGTTTATACTATTAATGAAGTCAAACGGTTTCATCCTCTTATATCCTCTAGCATCTTTTCCTGGAACTTGTCTTCATACCAAGCCTTAAATTTATCCTTATTGATCTTATATGTGGAGAACACTTTGCCTAACCATCTGTCCATAGTTCTTTGTGGTGTGAACGATTGAGCTAAATCATTGATCGGATTTAAACTATCACATCCAGAAGGTAGAATTACATAAGAGTCCTCAGACCACTGTATGATTTCTCCATCTACAGACACCACAGATTCATTAACTTGTTCACTATGCGAGTGTCCTACTATGCATCTCTTTAGTACCATCTCATACTCTCTTGCTACTGTTCTTGATTCCCAACCATCATATAATGTAACTATCTGACTGAACATTAACATAGGTACTGCAAACCTTGTAGTGAACTTAACCCAGAGCCCCTTCATTAGATTGCTCCTACCATCTTAAACATGAACACATATGCACATAGTAGGTTAGATAATACTATAAATGTCCTTATTATTGCAACAGCGTTTTCATTAGATGCATCATACCCGTCCTCTTCATCAAAGGATCCGAGAGCATGCTTCCATATAGTCCAAAACTTGTGCATTAATGATTCCTACCTCCGTCGAATACACATACAAAATATAAACCAAATACGCCTGTGTTAAATACTCTATGATATTCTCCGTCTTCTATACAGATAACATCTCCTGCTTCTACAGGAAATCTTTCATCGTCAATCTGCATCTCACCTCGACCTTTATGGAAGTAATAAACCTCTTCTTGGTTGTCATGTGAGTGGCCAGTTGTCGACTCATTCGCTCTTAACATTGTGCTGCTAAGAGTTAGATGTTGACCGAAAGGATTATCCTTCAACACATACTGACTGTTATCTTTAATCAGTTCTCCACCAATGTCTTCGATATTAACTTTCTGCATTATTTGAACTCTACGTCTGCCATCACCTGTGTGAGGAAGGCTACTAGATTGATCTCTTGATCACTAACGAAAGCTGCTTTGTATTGATAGTCTGCAATCAGTAATACTAATTGAGGTATCGAGTTAGGTGTAACCTTATCTGAAGCATTGTCGTATAGCTTTCTCATTAATGAAGTAGGATCTGAATCTACATTCATAGCTACCCACTTTCTCATACCAGTAAAGTTCTTTTCTTTAATCAGTTTGATCAATGCGCTGAATGATTCTTCTGTAGCGTTTGCAAGTATCCCAGTATCTATCTTACCAGTTGCAGAGTACTTTTGTAATTCATTAAGCACACGTCTCCAGTCTGGATAGAACTTCTGTAATATTTCAGCTACTACTTTCTTATCATAAGGTACGTTCTCTAGCTCAAGTATTTTGCAAACTCTCTTAAAGAACGCTCCTGCCAACTTAGGTGCATCACCTTTCGTATAAGTGAAGTCGACGGTTGAGCATCTAGATTGGAGCGGAGAAATTATTCTGTTCTTGAAGTTACAAGTTAGAATGAAGCCACAGTTCTTACTATACTCTTCCATAAAGTTACGGAGAGCAGGTTGTGTAGATTGAGGATTGAGATAGTCTGCCTCATCCAAGATGACATACTTACGTCCTTCACTAAACGACACTGTCGTTGCAAAGTTCATTATATCAGTTCTTAGTGTGTCAATGTTACCAGATAAGGATCCATTCACAACAATGTAGTCAGCACCTAACATCTCAAGCATGGCTTTGGCTACTGTAGTTTTACCCACACCAGCCGAGCCACTCAAGAGTAGATTAGGAATGTTTTCCTGGTCTACAAATTGTTGGAAGATCTTCTTAGTTTCTTCCGGTAGTATGACATCATCAAGATTCGTTGGTCGATATTTTTCTACCCACAGAAATTCTTGCTGTTGCATATACTATCCTATTCAAATTGTGAATGACCTTCAGTGGCAATCCAATAAGTTAGCTTAGGACCGTGGTCGTTAGCTGACTTGAACTTGGCTATACCTTTGGAAGATAATTCAACATCATAATCAAAATTCATTACCTTAATATTCTCAATCTTGAAGATTGCAGAGAATACTTTACCGTTACTGTTGTTGTCAATTACATTGCTGTACTTGTCTGCAGTAGGGTTCTTAGAGCTAATGGCCTCCAAGTTAATAACACTTCCATCAGAAGAGATAGCAATTTCAGGTAGTCCCATTACTGAGGCTGCCTTGAGTGTATTGCTGAGGTCTTCCCACTTAATAGTTACGGCTATGTCAATAGCTGGTAACTGAATCTCTTTTGAAGGAGGCGTTACAATCATCTGAGGATCTGCATACGTATAGTTAACAGACCTCTTAGTGTCATGTACTGTTACGAACTTCTCATTAAATTGAAGTTGTGGATCATCAAACAAAGTAAGGACACCTAGGAATCTATTCAATTCATAGAAACATCCTTGAGCGGGAAACGTATCATCAATCTCTGCCTTAGCCATAATAGACTTCTGCGGAGAGATAGTTTGTAAGGTTCCACCTGCGTTGAATTCAATCCCTTGGTTTATCACTGCGAACGACTTTAGGACGCTCACTGTATTTTCACTTAGTTTCATAATATATATTGTCTCAGTTACATTGTTTTGTTTTTGCCGAGCTTGCTAGGATCAGCTGTTGCGGGTGCCCCAATCTGTGCCAGGTCTTTCAACGACCCACCAAAGACCATGCTGCCCATGTGCTGCAGTTCCATCCAAGGACACAGCCACACTTTAAGACCAATACGTCTTGCCCACTGACAGAACATATAATCTTCCGATAGGTATCTGTTAGAATACGATATCGGTTTTCCCTTACTATCTTTCATAATAAGAGAGCTTTCTTTGTTAAAGACGAACTCTTGCACTTCCTCTGGCGTTGCCTTAGGATTCTGTTTAAAGAACTCCTCCAGCTCAGGTTTGAGGTTAGCTTGCTTATCATCGATAAGAGCATCAAAGTATGCAAGGATCTGCCTTGAGCCATCAAAGTGTTCTGTACGAACGTGATCTGGCTTGTATAACAGATGCTGGTAAGCCTCTTTGTATTTTTCTAGTCCTTCTTTAAGGAACATCATGAACCCTGTACCGCCTTCAAGTACTTCTGTAGGCTCTGAAAGATTCATTTGATTGCCACCGTCAGCTGGATTAAATACATAGTCGCCTACATACTTTGATAGAATCTCAGGATTCTCATCTGCGATACCAGAGTTCACACCTTGTACAATCTTCTCCCAAGAGATACATTTCTTGGGATATGGGCCACACATAATATCATACTGACATTCTGGATCGTCAGGATCCATCAGAGCCATCATAGTAATGACATCGTTAGGATTAAAAGATATATCTGAATCGATGAATATCATATGAGTACAATCTGATCTCATAAACTCATCAACACAGTAGTTTCTTGCTCTTGTAACAAGAGACTCGTTAAATAGATAATAGAACTTACATTCTATTTTGTAATGCATGCACAATGCAGCCAGGTCGTTACATGACTTAGTAAACATACCAGCACATTGTCCGCCATACATAGGTGTTGCAACAAATAGCTTACGCTTCTGCAACTCTTCAATCTGAATACTAATTTCCATTGCTGTCTC